AAGATGAATTTATGACATTATTGCGTAAAGAAGGAAAAACTGCTTCTGTAGAAATTGGGTTATGGATCAGAGAGTACATAAAAAATAATAAGCTTGGGGAGGAAGAATAGATGAATGTTGTATCACTCTTCAGCGGACTTGGAGGACTTGATAAAGGTTTTGCAGATACCGGTTATAATATTGTCTGGGCAAATGATTTTGATAAGTACGCGGTACAGACATATAAGGCTAATTTTGGTGATCATATTGTTTTAGGAGATATAAATGAAATTCCATTAGAAATTATACCAGACTGTGATATTCTTATAGGGGGATTTCCCTGCCAGCCCTTTAGTATGATGGGACAACAAAAAGGTTTTGAGGACACAAGAGGAACCTTGTTTTTTAGAATAGCAGAAATAGTGGATGATAAAATTAAAAGAGGAAAGAAGCCGAAAGCGATTATTCTTGAAAATGTCCGCTCTTTACGGACTCATAATAATGGAAAAACATATAAAGAAATACACAGAGTATTACAAGACGTGCTCGGATATAATGTGTTTTGTGATATATTAAATTCCATACCAAAGTCAGATACCGCATAAACTGGTTTCTTTTATGCTTTCACATTGGTGTTTCAACCTATCAAAACGGGCAAAGGTTCATATCAACCTCTAATCCTTTTTCTGCAATATAAACATTTGCTCCATATTTAACTGTTTCTTCTGTCTTTTGTTTGAATAGTGCGGGATCTCCGCTTTTATCTGATAAGTGAATTAGAACGACATTTCGCAATGCCGGGTTATCGTTAGTAGCAATAAATTTAAGTGCCGTTGGCAGGCTCATGTGACCTCTTAATCTATGCTCGTAATTTGGCTCTTCTCGGTTCACAAACTGCATATCGTAGTTAGCTTCCACCATGATGTGATTAATGTCCTTAAATCGCCATTTGACGTATTCTGTGTCTGTTGCATACACAAGGCTTCCCATCTCTGGATGCGTAATGTAAAACCCAACGCACGGGCACTCTGAACCGTCTCCGTTGTTATGTAGCCATCTTCCAGATTTATCACGGTTTTCAAATGCTCTTATGTCAAAATTTCCTTTTCTAAAACGCATTTCAGAATCTTTTATCGGCGGTCTGCATGGTTCAAAAACAGGAATGCCAGCTTGCACATATTGTAAGCTATAAAGACTATGGTCAGTATGGAAATGGGTAGTAATCACAGCCTTAATTTTCATCACATTGAAATCCAGTGCTTTCTTGACTTCCATAAATGGCAATCCAGCTTCAATTATCAAGGCTTCTTCGTCATTCTCCAGGATGTAGCAGTTGCCGGATGAACCGGAACCTAGGACTTTAAGCTTTATTTTCAATCACTCCCTTCGCTTTCTCGATAATCTCATCATCAAAAGTCGCTAGAACTTTTCTGTAACTTTGCTTTTCAAATATTCCTCTCATTTTTCTTTCATTCGGATTATGACAAAAAACCTTGAAAAAATTATCAATATTGGATTGATGTTTGATTCGCTCAATCTCTGGAAGCCGTACCTCAAACTGTTCGTTACCAAAAACATCTACGCCCTGTTTGACAATGCAGTCCGTAATCTCGTAATCAATACGGTTCACAGCTTTTGGTTTTTCCAATATCCACATTTCCCTAGTAAATTCCGCATCCGGCACATATTTCTGAACTTCATCATTACTCATGACCTTGTCAGCTTTCAGATAGTAGCAATGGATGATTACCGGCAAGCCAAGCGATTTCATATTCCGTACCACTAACCCGGCTTGCGGTATTGCGTTCAAGGCTTCAATTATGCTTGGTGCTACGCATATCCGTTTAATCGTGTTGTTTTCGCCCTCGCACCGATGTTTTGGAACTCTTGGAATAAACTCATCCACTAAGTCAAATGAAACGTGAATCATAGGCTGCTCCAATTCTTCCTCTGCCGGGAACTGAAATACTTTCATGTAATTCTGGCTTGCATATTTTTGATATTCTTTTCTAAGCATTTCCATGGCTTTCTTTGCCTTTTCTTCTGTGGAATATGTAGCTACAACGCCATGTGCAATTTCTGATGGTCTGGCAATGGTATCTCTTATCGCAACAATGGAATTATCTTTTGTAATTCCAAAGACAAAATTTTCATATGGAATATCAGTTCTACCGTCCTGTGATATAACTCTCATGGCAACCTCCTAATCTTTCATAAAGTCCGGTACGTTCTCGTCATTCTCAACGACTTCTCCGGCTACTTTCTCCGGCTCTGGTTCAACTACTTCGCTCCCGGTCTCAATAGCTTCGGATTCAGCTACAACAAATGGCTCTGAATTGGCATTTTCCGCAATTTCTTCCTGCGTCTGCTGATAAGTTTCATCCATCTGCATAAGAGACTGTTTCGCAATAGCATTAAGGTCTTTTGGGTGCTTTTTGATTGCATTGTTACGCATCTTACGAACAATCATGGATTCCGATGTATCAAGCCATGCGGCACTCATGTATGGTCTTGCGACTTCACAGGCAAGCATATCTTCAATAGTCTTATAGTCTAAAAGTGCTTTCAGAATTTCATTTTTCTTTTCTGCGATAGCTTTCTTTTCTTCATCCGTAGCATCATATCTCGTTCTAGGTACAACCTTTCCACTCTTATCTTTTTTTGTTCCAAGTAAACCGAAAGTCTCATTCATCAGATTATTACGAACATGTGCGAAAAGATTTCCTTTTACGCTTTCACGCTCTGCGATCATGTACTCGATTTTTCCATCATTCATTTCAACAGGATAAACAACACGGATTACTTTCTGTGACAATCCTTTTTCTTCCCACTCCGGCGGCGTAACTTCAACACCTCTGTGCTTCGGATATGTAAATTCATCCCCTTCTTTCACAAGCCATACTGGATATACCTTTTTAACATCAACACCAAAGTTGCGAAGAAGCGCATCGTTTCCGTCTCCCTCGATTCCCATTTCTACTTCCTTGTACCAGTTTCCATTTGCATCCTGTTTACTTCTCAACTGGAAATAACACTCTCTTGGTACAGCATTTGCATTAAGCTTAAGGCTTGATACCTGTCCAATAACCTGTCTTAAATTAGAACCATTCAAGTTGCTCATAGCGGCTTTATTTGATGTAACAAGGTTATAAATCGCACTCATAGATGCCATAACGCACTGCTTGGAATAATCATCAAACACAAGTCCATGCTCCGCAAAGTCACGCTCCATAAGTCCTGTGTACTGGTTCGCATAATAAGAAAGCTGTGTATTCATTTCCTGTTTTCCCTGTGCCGCTACTTCCTGTTTCTTTGCTTCTGCCATACTTACTTGTCCTCGCTTTCTCCGGCATCTACCGGCTCTTCATACTTTTTCACAACCGCCACCTTATCAGCGCCGTAGGTTTCCACCCACTTCATATCCACGGTTTCATCCGTAACTGTTAGCTTTGCACCATTGGCATTTACAACCGTGTCACCAGCTTTTACAGAATCCTCGGTGCGGTATGTATAACTTCTGGTGCTGTTTGGAAATTTTGCTTTGATATAATTCATTCTGATACCTCGCTTTCTAATTTTTGATGGTCTGATAGCATTTATCATGGTCGTTCCACTTAATAGGAATTGGTGCACCACAATCAATGCAATCCATATCAAACATTTCCTCATCCATATTGGTCATGTATCTTGAATACTGTCCGCACTCGCAATTCGCATAAAGTGGTTTCAATGGTTCATCAAAAAGTGAATAATCTCCGCAATTCATGCAATGGATGCCTTTGCTCTCTTTCTTCAAGCAGAAACCTATTATCGCTCCACATTTCTTACATTTCCAATAGATGAATCCTTTATATGTCAATCCGTGATAAGTCTCTTCAACAGGTTCTTTATGCTGTGCCGGTATGTTACTCGGCACTACAGCATTCGGAATTTTTGGAAGCGAATCAAGCTCTAACTTTGGTTTCTCAATCTCAATTTCTTTCGTGGAATCAAAATGAAGATAGTCTACCAGCATGCTTGTAATCTTAGAGAAAAGTTCAACCGCTTTATCCCCGACATCAACAGAAATGTTCATTCCGTCTGTAGAAACTCTAATTTTCATTTACACACCCTCCACTTTCAACTGCTTGTCCTCTGAAACGCTCAAAAGAATTAACTGCGCATCCATATCCGGCACATTGAACTCATTCAGCGATTCCGCGTTATCAACGAAAATCGGTACGCTTACACCGTATAACTCGCTAAGAGAACGGATAATATCAAGTCCGGCTACGATTCTATGACCACTGTTTAAAGCCGAATACGGAACGCCATTCACAGTACACTCACAACAATCTTTCATACCGCCATTTAACTGCATTTCAAAGAGTTTGAAATTTACGGTCTTGAAATGGCTGTTGATGGAATCTGAAATCTTATCCATTTTGAACCGGATAAATTCTTCCAAGAGGTAAAGCATCTGCTCTTGGTCTGCGACTTTCTGACCGATTTCTTTCTGCTCTGCCTGCAACTGTGCAATTCGCTCGTCAATCTCAACATTCATAGATGCTTTGGCAATAATGGCATTGACTTCGTCAAGTTGTGCCTGCAAATCGGCTTTCTCAGCTTTTAATTCATCAACGACACTATCTGCACCCTCTGATTCTAACTTTTCGATTTTTGCAAAAACTTTATCATGTTCAACTTTCAGCTTCACATATTCCTCATTCTGTGAATAATCAGCTTCTTCTGGGATCTCGGATAACAGTTTGCAAAGTTCCTCTTTATTCGTAAAAGTCCCCTGCTCCTGTTTCTTTAAGGAATCTATTTCCATTTGCAGATCAGCATTTTTCTTTGTCAGTTCCCCGATAAGATTTTTCTTCGCAAACCCATCTGCCTTGATTTCTTCCAAGTTGGATTCTTTCCGGGTAATAAAGTCACTTTTTGAATCATTTAGTTTCCGCTTTGCATCTGCCTTGGCTTTTGTCTTTCTTTCTTCAAAATCAGCCTTTAACTGCTCAATCTTATCAGCCGGTAACTTCTGACCGCATAAGGAACAAACCGTTGTAGATTCATCGAATATCCACTTGGATTCATCAAAGAGATACGGAGTTTCATCAAATGCCTTGGCTTTCTCAGAATTATACTGTTCGCCCAGTTTCTTCCGCTCTGCATCCGCATCAGTGATAGTTTTTTCGTTATCAGAAATCTGTTTCTCTTTCAAAGAAATCGTAACCGCAAAATGTTCTAACTCATTTTTACAATCACGCAATTCAGCATCCATGATGCTTCTTTTGTTTGATAACTCGCGATTCATCGTCTGTTCCATGCCGGACATGTCAAACTGTAACTGCATTTCCTTACTTCTTAAATCGCCCAATGCGCTACCTGCATTCTCCATTTTCTTGTCACATTCAGCGATTCTTCTTACCAGATCTACCTTTGCAAGTTCCTGCTCTGCCACGTCAACGTCAACCTTGGATTTCTCGGCTTCATCAATACGCACCGGAATTTCAGCCTGTTTCTTCTTCCACCCGGATAACGCTTTGGAAAACTTAGCACGGATATCATCTGTGGACGGTGCTTTCTCCAACTCGCCGAGTAATGGGGCATACTTAGCATCTGTCTGCGCCAGTTCAACATCCGATACATCCGTTGCAAGGCGCATCAGAATATCGCGCTGATCTTTCCATTTCAGAGAAGAAAAATACTGCGGATTGGTCAGCATCTTGAACATATCCTCGCTCTGTGCCAGACTGGAAATATATTCTTTGAAATCAGCTTCACTTTTTGGATAACCGTCAATCTCAAATGAATTGACATTTCCCTGCAATGCAACAGTATCAGTACCACGTTTCTTAACCCAATTCTGCTTCTGCACTTTGGAAAGCTCTATTTCCTTACCATCTACATCCAGAACCGCTACAACCTTAATCTCCACGTTATCAATGCGGTTGCCGTCCTTATCCAGTGGTCGGACATTGAACTTTTCCTCTCCGGCACTGTTTTTATTGAAAAGCAGCCATGCAAACGCATCGAAGATTGTTGTCTTTCCTGCGGCGTTCTGTCCTTTAATACTTGTCTTATTAGAGAAATTCACATCAAGGCTCTTAATTCCCTTGAAATTCTCCATATGTAATGATCTAATTTTCAGTTTCATTTTCCTTCTCCTTCCACTCTTTATATTTTTTAAGTGCCTCTTCAAAGCATGCTTCATCGTCAACATATCCAAGAGCTGACTCTATAATTTTTGAATTAATAGTTGTTCCTTTTTTCCCCATCAGCTCAATGTCTCTTTGGTGTTCATTTGCAATAATGGCACATGCTGTATGAACTTTCGTCCTGCATGCAACCAGCTCTGCATATTCCTCAACGGAAATTGTAACGGTATTTTCTGCCATCTTAATTTTCCTCCTCTAATACATTAATTTTGCTCACAGACACCTCATATGCTGTTCTCTGCTCTTCTGTTCCATCTTCGTGCATCTTTACATATCCACGACTCTGAATACGTCCATTGATCTCAATATGAGTTCCTACTTCCAACTGACCAACAAATCTTGCATTTCTACCCCAAACAACACATGGAATATAATCTGTTTTTCCATAGGAGCGGTTGACTGCAAGTAAAATGTCTGCAATTTCTCTTCCAAGCGGTGTCTTACGGTAGATTGGATTCTTGCAGATAAATCCATGCAAATATAAGTCATTTCCCGCAGTTCCATCTTCAACAAGTTCAATCTCCTGTGCAAATACTGTGATAATCAGTCTATTTTTTCCACCATCATGCTGGTTGAATGTTCTAACGCTTCCGCGAATAGAAACCATTTCTCCTGTTAAATTACTGGTTACATCAATCAGTCTTTCGGAAACAGTAACCGGGAGAATATCATTGAATCCGCTGTATCTTTCTACCGAAACCTTGAAGTTGTAAAACTTTTCTCCGTAAACCTCATGGCTGTATGCAAAATTACTTGAAATTTTTCCGCAAATTGAAATAATGTTGTTAATGTCTCTTTTATCTTCCATCTTCGTTCTCCTTATTTCTGAAATTTTTCTTTAATGTTTCAAAATGGTTCTCATTCTCCACATATCCAAGAACAGTTTCAATTAATCATGCATCAAAACAACGTGCTTTTTCCCCACGAACCGCAATACAATTTTCATGCTCTGCCGTTATAGCTCCATATGCAATATTAATTCTTAACCGGTACTCGACAAGCTCTGCGTAGTCCTCAAGAGGTATCGTAATCATCGTTAACATCCTTAGTCCTCCTCTTCCGCTGTAAAACATACAACTGTTCCATCGTTAATTACTGTAGCCTGTCCTTTTTTCTCGTGCATATCAATGCAATCCTGCACGGTAATAACGTCCATGTTCATGCCTGTACTCCTTTCTGTTCTCCAATAAATCGATTTACAAAATATATCTGTCCTTTCCCGGTTACTTTGGTTGTCCTCGTAATTCTTACAGAACCATCCGGGTTCTGCACGTTGCTTTCCTTTACCTCGAATAATCCCTGTTCAACATATCTCTGCTGTGGCATGTTTTTCGATGAACCACATTTAATAAGGAAGTTATTCTCACGCAACCACTCAAACAACCGTTTCTGTCCTATCTGATAGCCGTTCTGGCAAATCAGCTTTGCCAAGTCTCCAATAAGAATTGATGTGTGACTTGCCGACACCGCATCTGCAAAGATTTCTTTCGGTTTCATCCTCTGATTTTCAGCAATCAGCCTTGTGTTGTTTTCCTTAAGGCTGTTGATTTTCTCGTCAGCCATCTTTAACGCTCTGGCAAATACCTGCTCTGGTGTGTTCCACGCCTTTTCCAAGTCGATAAGGTACTGGCGGACTGCTTTACCCTCTGGTGTTCTCTGAATCATGCAAATCTGCTTTGCCATGTCTACAGAAATATCAGCATCTTTTGATGGTCTACCGCCCTTTTCGGAGGTTTCGCTCAATTTTGAGCAAAAGTCTTTACCCTCTTCAAAGCCATATTCACACATTCTCGGGAACCAATCTTTGAATGCGGTTTTAATATGTAACTGCTCGTGCAGTTCTCTTGCCGATACTGTCTGTGTATCAAAATTGACTTTCACTAACTCGTCCGTTTCCTCCAACTCCTTTCCGTGTTATAATTCCCTTATCATCAAATAAGGGAGGTGCTACAATGATTGAAAAGACAATTCATGACTTAGCTGTCACATATGCCAGTTCAAAACTTTCAGAATATGAAATTGACAAACGCGAAGCTCCACTTTGCGGAAATACAGAAATGTCATCCGAAGAAGTTCTGTATTTAAAAGCGGCATACGATTTTGCTGTCAAAAATCTTTCGGAGTAGGTTCGTACCTTTCTCCAACCATTGCATGAGAAACAGCTTCTTTTATCACTTCATGCTGTTTCTCCTCTGAAACGGACTGCTCAATGCGTTTTAGTGTACCGTCAATACTATTTAACGTGTTGAGCATTTCTTTTAAAATTTTCACTGCATTTCTCCTTTCCAGTAACTCTTTAAGTTACTTTCTTTGCAAAAAAAATATCCATTGGATTTTGGATGTGAAGGTTATCAATCATAACCTGAATTTCGTCACTTCCGAAAACGCCCTTACTCATTCTCATATAAAATGTTTTTGGCGTAACTCCAATCATTTCCGCAACATCAGCCTGTGTTTTGCCATTTTCAGCAATAACGCCGCGAAGTTTGTTTGTATCAACCATCTTACTACTCCTTTCTAACTTCGTAACTTTTGAAGTTACTTTCATTATATTCCATTTTTGTAACTTGTCAAGTTATTTTTTTCTTGACGAGTAACTTTTTTGTGTTATAATAAAGTTACCAATAGGAAAGGAGGGAAACTCAAATGACAATCGGAGATAGGATAAAAAAGCAGAGAGAGCTTTTAGGTATTTCACAAGTAGAGCTTGCAGAGAAAATGAAAGTTTCAAAGCAAACACTATATAAATATGAAAACAACATTATTACTAATATTCCAAGTGATAAAATAGAAATTATTGGGAAAGTTCTTGAAGTTTCTCCATCTTATTTAATGGGTTGGGAAGATAATTTAGAAAACGCACCAGATATTCTTCCAGACCTTATGTCGGATAATGAATTGCTAGATAATTTGAAAATGCTAATGGAACTTAGCAAAGAACATCGACAGACTATATTTGACAATATAACCTATTGGCATGAAAAAGAGGGGCACTAAATGCCCCACTTTTTTTTGAATGAAAGTATTGTGTTATATAAAAATTTCAAAAATCGCTCGTTGTCGCACTTAACGACCATTTCAGTTATTTTTTCCTTGTAAAACGCTGTTTCCTCATTGCAATCTTTTTCCCCCATCTTATTCTCCTCCAATCATTCCGCACTTCCGATAGCGATACACAAATTATAGAACTTATGTTCGATACCGTCAACCCCATTTGACAAATTGCTACAAATTACAAACTCGTTTGTAGTTGAGGGACAAGAAAACGCCTTATCCCGCCCCTCAGCCAGAACTTGAAGTGCCCTTATCGGACAATTTTATTTTACAAATTTTCCCGCAAACATTCAATTTCTTTCGGTCGCAAGTTTCGACAGGTAAATTTCTTATTGTCGCAGAATGTCGATTGATTAGTTTAAATTTTGTTAAAAAATTAATTACTGGTTGAAAATTATGCATCTGCCAGTTATCTGTGATTAATTTTAAGTGCATAATTTCCCTTTCTGCCCGTAGGCTTTATGCAAAAGAGCCGGCTACACAACACATGGTCATGTAATCGGCTCTTAGACTTTTGATTTTATTATATTTCTGCAGTTATTTTCTTTTGTGCCAAGTTGTCCTCATTTTTTTTGTAAAACAGCGGTTTAACGAAAAAAGTCCAAATTCAAAATAGTTCTAATCAAATGATATTGTTTCATGGTGCTGTTAACCAAACAATGCTTCAAATATTTGTAGATTCAAGTAACAACCTCATAGCATCTTATAGAAGTGCAAACATGGGTGACGATAAATGGCATAATATCAAAATTGGCACATTTTCATAGTTATTTTAAACGGGTTATTGAAATATAAGATTCACTTACGTTTAAGGTAGCACCACTATTCTGATTTGCATACAGTCCAATTTTGTCTCCACTATGTAAGCTAAGTGCATTTATGGTCTGACATTGTATACACGTTTGTACTGGCGATGGTATAGCAATCGTATTTGCGTTTCCACGAGTTGTGAGCATATTTGTTTTTTTGTCAGTTACTTTTATTGATACATCACGATAACCAACACTGGCGGCAACAAATGTACATTGAGAACGGACAAGATATAGTCCATCATCCTTAACCTCTAATTGATTGACTAATGTCTGCGTGTTATTTGGAATGCCTACCGGGGTTCCGTAAATACTTGATGTCTGAGCCTGCATTACATTATTTATATGGTTCGTTAAACCGCTGTTTAACGCCATAAGCTGTTGCGCTATAGTTTTTAGCGAACCACTTATTCCTTCCAAATAATTGACTGTTTGCCAACCACTACTTTCCTCTACTATGAGCTGATCGTCTTCTGTACCAACGACTGCTAATTCCTGTGAAAGTGGAATACTTACTTTTTTCATCATTTCATCAATAGCTTCTATTGCATACGCTCCAATGTCCACAGGCGTAAGATTAACATTTCCACGTCGGTAAGATGTTTCTTTCGCTCCTTTGATTCCAGTTACAGGTGTCCCCGCCAGCACATCCCACTTGCCATCTGACGTCTTATAGATGTTCGCTCCGGCCGGAACTGTATTCCCGGCTCCCTCTTTAAAATCTGCGGTGGTCGTAAATTCGTCTGAAATATTAAACATCCACCCTGTGCTAACATCCGCAAGTGCCGGAAGATCTGCAAATGCAACTGTTCCGTGTGGCTGCAATCCACCTTTAAGTCCTTCTGATATGTCTTTTGCCTGCTGATAGTAATACTTGGCATTGTCAGAATCCTCGCCCTCTCTGCTTCCTGTACCACCAACAGCATAACTCTGTGCTTTGGTTGCACTATCTGCTGCAGATTCGGCTTTACCGATGATCTCTGTTGCTTTCTGCGTTGCGATTGTGGCTTTATCTATGGCGGTACTGGCGGACTGGCTGGCAGAT